GAGGAATTGCTCCAGATATACAAATCAATAAGGTAAGAAAAGCGAATACGCGAAATGAAATCAGTAATCTACGAGTTTGACCCGGTGATATACCCGTTTAAGTTGCTCGTGTCGAAGGATTTTGACGCGAAGGAACTTGGGGAAACGTACTATTGCATTGACGATGACGAGAATTTGATTGATTCTCCAGGAGACTTCATCCCAAACAGACGGACTGTCGCGAGAACGATACAATGCGCACCGAAGGACGGTTCTGAAACATTCTATTTAGTGCTACTTTATCATCCGAAGGTTATTGGCGTCGGTACTCTTGCCCACGAGTCTCTGCATATAGCCAATTTTGTCGGAGAATGGCTTGGTTTTCTTCCGAAGAAAGCTAACGCGGATGAACCTCAGGCTTATCTTGTGCAGTGGATATCTAACTGTATCGACATGGTAATGAAGGGCCATCCTGAGAAAATGAAAGGAGTAAAAGTTGAGTAAAATGACGCGCAGACAATGCCAGAAATGCGGGAGGTACGCATATTCTTACGGAAGATGCTATGCGGATAATAGAACACATGGCCGTGACGTAAAGGAGATTATCTATTGCAGTTGGGCATCCCCGAAAGAGTCACAGTTGACTAAACATAAAAATAGAAAGTAATATGAAACCAGGAGACAAGGTGTGGGTGTTTGATGATGCTCGACATAAAATAGTAAGTGAAGAGGTTATTGAGGCCGAAGGCGTTGCAATCGTGGCCGGACATTTCGGTAAACATATAGGAGTATATCAACTTGGCTTCGATTGCTTCCCCACCCGCGAGGCGCTGTGCGAGCATTACAGGAAGATATTTGAATAAACAGTTTAAGATATGAAATGGATTAGTGTAAAAAAGAGCACGCCGAACACTCCAAGGGAGGTTTTGTGCATGGATGCAATCGGCAACTATTTTATCGGATACTATACCGAAAGAGGCGGCTGGTTGGTCTCCATGTATGATGAGCCGGACAAAAGCAACGAAGACAACCCAGATGTGACTCACTGGTGCGAAATAAAACCGCCAAAACGAGGATTCTTTTCCCGTATTTTGCATCCGAAACGCAAATCAAGAAAATAGAATCCCTAAATCCTCCGTTTTTATGATCCTCGAAGAATACAAGGTCCAGCCGTTCAAGGATGCGACCATCGGAGACTACTGGGGCACTTTTGACCGCAGGACGCGCCGTGAAATAGAACGGCTTGTTAAGAAGGGAAAGAACCCGGATATAATGAAGTTTATTGACAAAGAAATATAGCCATGCCGATCATTGAGACCCCGCCGCAGCAGAAACGAAGGAGCCATAGGAGCAACGAGGGCCGCATACAGGCCGAATGCTTTCAGTGGTTCCACAATACTTTTCCGCAGTATCGCGGCCTTTTGTTCCATGTCCCGAACGAAAACGACCGGGCGGACAGTAACCCAATTCAGGGTGCAATCCGGAAGAGCCTCGGTGTATGGCCTGGCGTGGCGGACCTCCTTTTCCTGCACGCTCGCGGGGGCTACCACGGACTCTGCGTCGAGATGAAGGACGAGCACGGTCAGCAGAAGCCTGCGCAAAAGGTTTGGCAAGCAGCTGTCGAAGCACAAAATTATCGCTACGAAATCTGCCGTAGTTTAGAACAATTCAAAATTATAATTAACGAATATTTAAGTTTATAGTATGGAGGTTTTTAAAATAATCGACATTGAAAAGGTGGTAACTATCATCTTTATTACATGTTGTATTTTGGGGGCTATTTTCCTCGTCGTGTCTGGCGTTGGTTTAATACATCATGTCAGATTAGCATGGGCGGCGGATGCATGTGTTGTTTCTTTTGGCTTATCTGCTATCTGCGCTTTAATCAACGCTTTGTTAAATTACCTTTATTAGAATGCTTAGAGCCGCCACAGAAGAACAGCGCCGGCACATCGAGGAAATCCTTGCGCCGCACCATATTTACATATCATGGCCGCTTGACTTCGAGAAAGAAAACGACTGGGGTTACGATGAACGCGTTGACGCTATATACATTGATGGCGATATCACCTTTGATACGCTCGCGGAAATTGTAGACTACCTTCGCGCTTGCAATCCAGAGAAAAAGTAGTATCTTTGCGCTATGCCCAAGAGTATCATACCAATTCGTCCGGACAACTTCCGCTCTTCTCTTAGTCAGGAGGAGCAGAACGCTTTGAGCTGGTACCTTCTGTCCGGCTGTCCCAGGAAGGACGCGCTACTTATTTTTGCCCGTCCAGACATGATGGCATCCAAGGCGAAGGCGGCGGTCGAGGATTATGTCAAGCAGTTCTACGCCCGAAAGGAAGTCAAGGAGTACATCGAAGCATACCAGGCGACTCTTGATGCCGTGCTGCATCCCGTGGCGAAGAAGGAAACGCCGGTCGGGTCGCTGGAGGAGAGGAAGGCAAAAGCGAAAGCGAAGGCGACGGAGTTTGCCATCACGCTTGCGGATAATATCGATCAGGCGGATGACCCAGACTTCGTGCTTAAGTTGCTTGACAAGGTCGGTATCCTCGACAGCGGTGAAGAGGTAGAAGTGGCTCCTCAAAGATTTTTGGCAGAACGATGTTCAGACTGTCGTTACCGCGTATTCTGCGAGCATGAATGCGAAGACCTGTGCCAATACTGCCGCTATCGGACATTTGGTGAAGAGAGCGGGGTTCACTATGAAAACAAAGACATGCTTGACATGCCGAATAAGATTGGTACGAAAGTTGCAGAAGAAGAATAAAAACGCATAGAAATGGAATTTAAAGGAAGAGTAACGGCAGTTCTGCCGATTGAAAGGGGAGTGGGTAACAGAGGCCCATGGGCCCGTGCAACGATCATCCTGGAGTACGAATCCGGGCAGTATCCTAAGAGCATCGCACTTCAGAACTCGAAAGACGCTGAAAACTTCGCCAGGATTGGCGTTGGCCAGACTGGTACATTCCAGGTCGACTTCAAGACCCGGGAATACAACGGCAAATATTACACCGACATCAACTGCTGGTCCTGGAAACTGGATCAGGCCGCTCCGAGCAGCAACGACCCGATTTAATTTGCATAATTCAAAATGTTTTACTATCTTTGTAACCAGAGAGCGTAAGACATAGAAATTTATAGTCCCCGGACTGGAAGCCGCTACGCTCTCTCTTTGGCTGAAAGTTCGGGGCAACTAATTTTTATGCGTCATGAGAAAGAAAAAGCATTATCAGAAATCTGACATTTATCGTTTTGGGCAGGTTGTCAGAAATCGCAGTTGGGTTAACGTGTTGGTTAAGATGGATGACTCGAAAGATTCCGATTTTGAAATACTGGCTGGGATTCTTCGCGCATTCGGCGAGCAATATGGCATTATTGATATAGCCTATGAGCCGGAGGATGGCGTATTCGACTTCCTGACAAACCTTGGGTGGTTCGAGTTGCAGAATGTTGAGAAGCCTAAAGAGTTGTAGTTATGCCAGCAAAAATAACACAGAGCGAGTTTATCGAAAGGGCGAGCGCCGCTCTTGGGAATGACTACGATTTTTCAAAGAGCGAATACAAGAATAGTACGACACGAGTTCTTGTCGTATGCAAAAGGCACGGGGAATTCTATGCAAAACCAGTTCACCTTATGCGAGGGCACGGATGCCCTGAGTGTGGCAAGCTTCTATCTGCAGCGAAGCGAAAGAAAGACACGCAGCAATTTATAGACGAGGCGAACAAAAAGCATAATTATCGGTACGATTACTCGAGGACTGTTTATAAAGGTTGCTACGAGGATGTTCTGATTGTCTGCCCGAAACACGGAGAGTTCACGCAGCAGGCTTATGTTCATTTGAGTGGACACGGGTGCCCTTATTGCGGTCTGAATTCAAGGATTGAGTTGCAGCGGATGACAACCGACCTATTTATTAAATTAGCAAAAGCCAGATACGGTTCCAAGTTTTCTTACGATAAAACGCAATATGTGGACAGTTTTACCAAAGTTGTGGTTACATGTAAGAAACACGGAGACTTCCTTGTGCGCCCATCTTATCACTTATATCGCGGTCCTGGGTGCAAGAAGTGCGCCCAGGAAAAACGCGGGAAGCTTGTTTTCGGCGTTGGTGTTCACGATACAGATCTTCCTACAAGGCATCCATGTATAAGGACTTGGAAGGGAATGCTTCGCAGGTGCTATGCCCAACGCCCGGGAGAGAATGCTTATGCTGGTTGTACCGTATGTGAACCATGGAAGCGCTCCTCGAATTTTAGAGCGTGGTGGGAAAAGAACTACATAGAAGGATATAGCATGGACAAAGATTTGTTTTCAAATGGCGTAAGCAAGCAGTATTCTCCAGAGACCGTAGTATTTGTTCCGCCAGCAATAAATTCTTTAATTAGCGAGCGAAAAGGAAAAGATGGTTTACACTGCGGCGCGAATTATTACGGTGGGAAATATCATGCGTTCATATCAAAGTACGGTAAGCCCTTTCATGTGGGAGCGTATGAGACGAGGGAAGAGTCTATTGCTGAATATAAGAAAGCAAGAGAATCTTATATTAAAGATGTAGCTCAAGAATACTACGACGGCGGCAAAATTACGAAGCGAGTGTATGATGCGCTTATGCGTTATGAGGTAAAAGTCGAAGGCTAATTTTGAAAACACGATAGGAATTTTGTATATTTGCGACAAAGTATCCTATCGTGTTTAGACTTAAGAATTCAGATACGCCGCTCCCTTCTCGATATGACCATATTGAGAGGGTCGACCCAACCAAAGAAACGAAAGGATACGACAAAATGGTCGGAGGCCCCAATGATGGCTTTATTCTTCGTGACAAAATTGACTTCGCCCCGCAGAGGGGTATCCAGACGAATGCATGCGCGGACGACTCCGATGTAATCTTTTTAGCCGGAGCAATCCAGATGGGTAAGACCTATCTACAAATGATAAAGGCGCTTTATGGCGTTAATAGACAGGGCTACTCCGCGCGTTTCATCTCTGTAAGACTCCAGGACTCAAAGAAGGGCGGCTCCCTCTTCCGAGACGGTGTTGAAGTTTGGGGCAACTTTGCCGGTTGCCAATATACTTCCAGCGACTACCCCGCATTTACCTGGCCACAGTGGAATTCGTCTGTTTTGATGATACACTCTAACTTTAATGTGGAGAGCAATCCTACTGAGTATCAAGACTTTAAGGAGTATGCTAAGAAAAATCAGGCATCATATATCGCCATAGATGAGGCAACGGATATGTGTTTCAAAATGTGGAGTTTCTGGTTTAGTAGGAACCGAGATGCGTCTGGTATGAGGCCGAGTATGATTCTTTCATTTAACCCAGAGTACGAGCATTTTACGACGCAGATGCTTTTGGACGCCGGGTACATCGGCTCAGACTACTATGTTATTCCGGAGATGGTTGGCAAGCAGAAGTTCTTCTACCTTGCTGGTGATGACCCGGAGAGCATAATTTGGGGAGATTCAAAGGCTGAGGTTGCTGCCAGGGCGAACATTACGATTACGGAAAAAGAGGCCAAGGCTGGCATAACTCCGGAGGATGTCGTCAAGTCTTTCAACTTCTATACCGGCGAAGCCGCTGACAACCTGAAGCTACTAAATGCGACTGGTGGCGGCGCTATCGCGAATATGCACGCCGTCGGCGGAACGCAGCGTAAGGTTCTGAAGCAAGGTTACTTCGGGCCCGTGGATAAGAGCGAACTAACGATTTCCAGACAACAGATTAGAGACATCTTTACGAATCCGATATACAACGAGGAGGATGGAATGTTCGCTACGCTCGATGTTAGTGGTGGCGACACAAACTCTGATAATTGCCCGATGGTCATATGGCGCGGACTTCGGATTGTTGCCATAGAGATGTTTAAGGGTGATGCAAAGGAGTTGGTAGATTGGATTGACAAGATGCTGAAAAAGCACAATGTCCCAGTCGAGCATTTTAGTTACGACGCTACGGGAATTGGCGGATATTTGAAGTCTTACACGAATGGATACCCAGTAACGGCGAACAAGGCGGCAATTCAAGAGTTGGATGAAAACGGGAACCCGGTGACCATGGAGCTCTATTTTAATGTGCGTTCTCAGCTTCTCGGAAAAATGAAGGTCCTTATCGAGACAGGAAAGATAAGCACAAGCCTCGACCCCGACACGAAGATTAAGTACGGGCGCAAGGGGGCGATGCAGAGGCTCATTGACATTTTGTACACGGAGATGGATTTGTTCGCTGCTGAGACAAAGAACAAGCGCATCTTCTATAAGAGCAAGGACCTTTACAAGGCGTCACACCAGAAGAACTCTCCGGACCTTATGGATTCAATTTGCCTACGAGCCATTTTTGAGCTTGACGCCAGGCCCAAGAAGCAGCCGGCGCCGGAGATTGAGGATGATGCTTATGACGGATTATATGAGGATTACAGCGACGGACGCGCCGTTGTATATATATAGACTAACCAAAAATCGCGATTTGACCTATGGACATTGGTAAACATTTAAAGAAAGACTATTGGGTGCGAAGGGTTACGCCCGATCATGTTGGCTTGTTTCCTGCCGCCGGTAATAATGTAGGATACAGGCAAGCGAAGACCGGAGGATACGGTGTCGGCTATGTCAACTTGACACAGGATACTTTTTTGAACGAGCTCAGTCCGGCGGCACATGAGATCAACTCGAAGTATATGAGCCAGCGCCCTATCTACAAGCCAGAAAAGGACGAGGCCACCGGGAAGACGAAATATACCTTGAGCGGCTTTGACGAAGTCGAAACAGTGGCTTTGGCCATACAAGAGATGATTGTCTCAAAGAAGGTCGCGCACCTCACTGGCAAACATTTTTGGATGTCTAACGAGAGCGACGATGAGGACGCTTTTGAAAACATTCGCTCCTGGCAGGACATCAGCGGTTTCTGGGATGGCTGGACTGAGGCCGTCAGAGCCTGTGAGCGCACGGGAGATTCGGCTTTGTACTTGTATCAAGACGCCAATGGAATCAACTACGAGGTTTTCTCTTACGAGAAAGGTGATTCGCTTTATCCCGGCGTGGACGATGAAGGGAAGCCGGTATTGTATAGGGCGTACTCGCTAAACGGTAAGCCTGCCGTCGATGTCTTCAATGTAAGATATAGGGAGACATGGGTGAAAGTGGACACCGAGGAGGAGGAAGGAATAGCATGGATTGACAAGGTGCTCCGTATGATAAAGGGCGTAAAACTTAGCGAAGTCAGTGATGACGGCTACAAGCTCATCTCCAGAAAGGACTCCCAGGTTGGAGGTGACATGCTGCAGGTGATTTACTTCCGCGTCCCGGACATCGCAACGGGCCCTGTGCAAGACAGCATCTCAAAGTTCGAGAAGGCTTTGTCCTATGTAGCCGAGGAGGTGAAGAACGATGCTTTCCCGATTTTGTTCCTCAAGAGTGAGAAAATTACCACTCTTCCTCCGACAAAGCTCAATGGGAAGTCCATCGGTGTGAAAGGAACCGCTGACAGCCTGGCACATGCCGACGCGAAATTCCTGGTGCCGCCTGATATGAGCAACATCGCAGATGTCAACCTGAAGACCCTATGGGACAATATCCTTCGCGGTTCACAGAGTGCCCTGGTCGAGCCGGAGGTCCTGAAACAAGGTTCCGATAGCTCTACAAGCATCAGGATCCTTTTTGCTCCGGATGTTGAATGGTGCCAAAACCGCTGGGTCTTCTACGCCAAACCCAACCGTCAATGCATAGAGGTCTTCAAGCGTCTTGTCGGAAAGCAGGAGGGAAACATTAAGCGTTATGGCGACTTGCGCATATCTATTGGCCAGGAGATTTGGCTTCCACAGAACGATACTGAGGAATTAAAGCGCCAGCTCGATATGCTTTATGCCCGAGCCAAATCCAGGAAAGCCGTACTGCAGGATATTCCGGACTCACATAAGGGCGATTTTAAACAAATTATGAAGGAATGGGAAGAGGAGCTCAAGATGAAGCAGGAGTATTCCGCCAAGCAGGAAGACGCTAATCCTTCCAAACCGGCTGTGGATAACAACGCACCTGGCAAGAGCGCGATGCAGCAATAAAAAACAGGCCGGACTATCACAGCCGGGCCTGGATTCCTTAACCAATTATGAAACACTATTTGAATACGCTGCAAATATAACAAAAATTGTGCTAAACTACAATAAGTATTGGTTTCGGGGCCCGGACACCGCATAAGTGTACCGGGCTCTGCGTTTTTCATGAAAAGGCGCCATGTGAAACAAATTTTATGCCAAACTTTTGTGTAACAAAAAAGTTTTGTTTATATTTGCCCCAAAAGACATTTCTAACCTATAAACATATGTTCAAAGAAAAAATCGTTGAAGGGCTCAGGGCGAAATCTGAAATCAAGCGTTTCGGGCTGAGCAACGAGGCTATCGACCGGATTGCCACGGCGAGAGAAAAGACGGTCACAGAAGAATCTCAGGTTGAAACCGTCCTCACGGATGCAGAGACTATGAGACTAGTTGCTGAGGAGTTAATGAAGCATCGCGACCAGGAAATCACCAAGAGGACCGAGACGCAGAGTGCTTTTGACACTTACAAGGCGGCACATCCCGATGGCGGTGATGGTGGTGGAGACGGCGAAGGCAACAAAGGCGCACTGACGGCTGAGCAGATTGCTGAGCTTATCAAGAACGGAGTTGCCGACGGCATCAAGGACATCAAGACTGCTTTCGAGACCTTCAGGTCGCAGACTACAGCCAAGGAAGCCAAGACTCTGGCGAAGACCAAATTCTTCGAGAACAAGTGGACAACGAAGTTCAAGGAGGAGGCGGACGACGCCTGGGAGAGGGCCGACGAGCTGAATGCGGCCAAGGGAGACACCATGACCCAGGAGGAACTAACGGCTAAGGCAACGGAGTATTTCAACAAGCTGGTTCAGCGCAAGGGCGCAGATGCCACCAAGCCTTTTGAAGACGATGGCGGCGGCACCGGCAACTTTGATTTCTCCGCCCAGGCTAAGTACCTCGAAGGTGAAGGCTTGCTCCCCGGAGAACAAAAGTAAGTTTAACCCAAAAGTTGTGACCAATGAAAAACTACGGTAACTCTTTCAACAATGACTCCCAGAGTTATGCTGCCGGAAAAGTTCCCATTTGGCTGCATACTGACGAATTCTATCCGGCTGGTTGCACCCTGAACTCTCAGACCCAGGGCACGACCGTCAAGGCCGGTTCCGTCGTGTATGTGCCGAAAATGGGCGGTGAGGCTACTGTCCTCGCTCCCGATGCAGCCGCTCCCGAGACCGGCGTGACCGGTCTTCTTCTGGAAGATGTCTACATCGGCAATGTCGGCGCAACCGGCACTGTCGTGACCAAGGGCCAGGTGCTCGCAAAGCGCATCCCTTCCATTTCCGCAGCCGTTAAGGCTCTTCTCCCTGGTATCACTTTCGTAAACGAGTAGAACTATGAATCAGTATTTTGGACTTGACACTCTGATGGCCTCCAATGGCATCACCTCGTCTGAAGCCTTTATGGCTTACTACCTTCAGGTTCTCTCCCGTCGCGAGAGTCAGAACCTGAACGAAATCGGTTTCGAAGAGTGGGACGTCCCGCAGATTGACTTCGACTACAAGATGCTTGAGGTCGAGGATCAGATCAAGGTGATGGCCACCTATGTGGACCTCAACTCCGACCCGATTCCTCTCGGAACCAAGGGCTTCAACACCCTGAGTGGTTCCATCCCTCGCCAGAAAGCTCGCTGGGAGCTCGGCGAAAAC